ATGGAACAGTATTACATTGCAACGGAGGAAGGACAGACGGAAGGGCCGTATTCCTTTGCATCACTAGAAACTTTCTACGCCGAAGGCAAGATAACACAAAAAAGCCTTGTTTGCATTGCTGGCGGTCAAGAGTGGGTGCAGTTCGGAACGGTTTTAGAACAGAAGTGGAAAGAGAAATCTGAAAAAAACAGTTTGCAAAAAAAACAAGAGCGAACGGAAGCAACATCAACAGACGTAGAGCTTATACCAACTGTTGAGGGATTATTCCAGATCATGGGTATTCTTGCTCTACTCGCTGGGGTGATACTAGCTTTATGCAACACGGGGCCAGGATATGCCGCTATTGGTATTATTTACCTACTTTCCGGAGCCTTCTCCTGCCTTGGGTGCTTCTGGTGTGCCAAAGTCATTAAATTACTTTCCTGCACCGTTGACTTGCTTTCCGTCATAGCCAAGAGAGTATATAACTCCGGAAACTCCACGGATAAGCAATAACCGTTTCTCCTGAATCCACTGAACACAGAAACGCCCCGGACGAGCAAAACGTTGCGGGGCGTTTTCTTTTGGGCGAAGGATTAGGGAGCACCGGCATTATTCCAAGCGTCAAAGGTGGCATCATCTACTGTGAGAGTGATTGCATTGTCCGCTGCGCTGGGGGGGGAGTGTGCCCCTGAGGTCAGGGGCGCGGGTGCTAGGGGCTTGTTCATCATCTTTTACGGTAAGGAAGATTAACAATTCCCCCGGGGCGTTTCTGCCTTTGGGTAGTATTGGCCCATTTACCTATTGCGTCAATTTGAGCATTGATTCCTCTCAACCCCTGGGTTAATTCCTCTTTCAATCCATTGATGGCACGTTTTGTTGCCAGTCCTAATTCCTGAAGCTTGGCAACGTAGAGCTTGCCTAATTCCCTCATCTCAGCTTCATCAATGTTTCCATCCGCGGCTGCGGCTTCAATATTTTTACGTATGGCATCAAGTGCCTTGTTGGCCAGGTCTGACTGCTGGGGGCTAGAACTTTCGCCCGTTTTCATGAGCAATCCCTGTACAAAAGTTTTAAACGCCTCTTTAGTATCTTTCTGCTGTTCCCGCTGAAGCTTCTTCAGTTCCCGGTCCCGCTCTTTTTCAAGCTTTTCCTGGGCCTTCTTGGCTTCCTGGGCTTCCTTTTTGTCAGCCCGTTTGTTGAACAGGTCAATATTGGCGGAATTGAGCCGGTCTTGCGTCCTGATGCTCCGCTCCTGATCAACAATGTTGCGTTCATAGGCCCCCATAATATCCCCTATCCTCCCGGCTTCTTCTCTGGCATCGGCAAGTTTGTCCGCAAGTTCTTTTGCCTTGCTGTTCTGGTCTTCCAGGGCTTTTTGATATTCTCCGGTTCGGCTGGTTACATCTGTTCCTTTCTGATAGGAGGGTTCAAAGTTCACGCCGGATTGGCGGAACAAGTCCCGGAGTTCATCTATTCTGACAGTGGCGGCATTTCCCTCGTTTTGGGCTGCATCACGGGCAGATAGAAGACGTTCCTTTTTCTCCTTCTGGCGGAGTAGCTCATTGTACGCTTCCCCCGGTTCAACTCCTTTACTCAGTGCAGTATTTACAACCTTTTCGAGATCAGCTATTCTCTTCTCTGTCTCTGGAAGCTTCCTGTTACTCGCATCAATCCGTTCCTGGGCTTTGAACTGTTGCTGGAACAGTCTTTCAACCTCCTGAAGGGAGGGCATCTGCCCCTGAATGAACTTCATATCGAAGTCCTTATCTTGCAAACGGTCACGGTTTTGAACGGCCGTATCCAACTGCTTTCCGTAGTCCATGAATTCCTTCTGCGCTACTTCCAGATCCCGGCGGCGTATTTTGTCGTCAAGATTCTGGTCAATCATCATCATGCCGTAGTCCCGCTGACGTTTGGTGATTTTGCCGTCTTCAAAGTCATTGTCCAACTTCACGCGGGCAAGCTCGGCTTCCTGCGTGTCAATCCCCTTCTGGCGGGCGGCTTCCTCCCTTCTCAACTGGATTTGCCGCTCAATTTCCTGGGTCTGCAAACGGTATTCCGCCGTAATGCCCTTGATGAAGTCCTCGAACCCTTTGTTGATTTCCTGCGTCCGGTCGGCTTTGTTATAGTCCTGGATGGCTTCATAACTCTTTTTGATAGATTCGGCAGCATCCCTGGCACGTTTTTTCATCCTTTCGGTTGCCTGTTCCGCCTGCCGCTCCAATTCGTCGCTTTTGGTCTTGAAGTGGTCAATCAGGGCGGTAATGCCGGCGGTCAGCCCCTGGATCAGCAGCATGGCCCAGCCCAACGGCCCCATCGCCGTTTTGATGGTGGTTCCGAATAAATGAATGAACGGGATCGCCCCGCGGAGGGCGCTGGACATGCCCAGGATGCGCGTTGCCGCAATGGTGATTTGCCCGGCCAGCCCCTTGACCTGCGTGGAAGTGAGTTGTCCGGCATCCCCGGCCGTCTTGATGCGCCGTCCCAGATCCTGGATATTTTTCAGGGCGTCCGCCTGGGCTACGTTGTCCCCGGCCTTCCGGGCTTCTTCCAGTTTGGCAATGTAGGATTCCAGTTCGGCCTGCAGTTCCTCATAGGTGGCGGAGGCGCGGCGGTTGTTGGCTTCCAGCCGTTCCACCGTGGCGGCGGCGGCCTGCTGCTTCCGGGCCTCCGCGGCTTCCGCCTTTTCCGCGGCCTTGTCAGCCGCGTCCATTTCCTTGTTGTAGCCGTCGATGATTTGTTGAAGGTTTTCGTCAAGGTCATCTCCCCATTTCGCCCCAAGGTCCAAATCAGACATTTTGTTATTGAGGACTTCAAAGACGTCATCCACCTGTTCCAGCTTCTTCCTGAATTCCTCGGAGGTCAGCACGGCGTTGGTGACTTCGTCAATAAACCCGGTCAATCCCGGGTTGTCGTTGAAGGCGGCTTTCATCCGGGAGCCGGCGGCAGTCAGGGCGTCGGCGTATTGGTCAAGTTTGGAATTGGCGTTTTCCAGGGCTTGTTCATATTCCGCCCCCATGCCGTCCTTCATGGCGGCGCCGGTTTCTTCAGCGGCCGTTTTGACGTTGTTCAGGGAGTCGGTTACCTGGTTGATGGCGTCCGCGCTTCCGCCGGCTTCTTGGGCGGCTTCCCTGGTCTTGTTGATGGCTTCCGTTGTCTGGTCGGCGCCGGAGGTGTCGGCGGTCGTTCTGATATTGATGTTCAGGTTTCTGTCTGACATGGTTTTATTGATTGGCTGTTGAGATTCAAACGGGCGTCGCACAGGGCGCGCATGACTTCCCGGCGGGCGCTTTTGGGAACGTGGGGAGGCCTGGGATTGCCGACGCTCACCACGTCATAGCTGCGGGCATAATCCTCCGGATTCGCCGTCCGGCTGTCCCATTTCCACCAGGACCACCGCCCGGCCCGGTTCCGGGGCGTCCACGGCTCGTCAAGCCGAACACGCTCCCGTCCGCAGACGTCCATGACGGCCCGGCAGATGGTGAGGTCTTCCGGGGCGAGCGGGGGGATGGCGGCGCATTCCAGCGCTTCGGCGGCCATCCTGGCCGCCCGGCCGCTCAGGGCGTAGCAATTTCCGTAGGCGGACCGTTCGGACGGGTTCCGGGGGACCCGGTATCCGGCGGCGTGCAGCGCAAGCCCGTTGTGTTTCATTTCCCTGACCCATCCGCCCGACAGAAGCGCCGTGTCGGAGTCAATCTTGACGACGGTATCGCCATCCGCCGCCCCCTTGGCCAGCGTGGCAATGATTCCCCGGACGCACTCCGGGCCGCGCAGGTTGCCGCAGCGGGGGAAAGAGCTCCGGCGATACCGCGCCCCATACGCTACAAGAGCCCTCCTGGCCTCCGGGGGTACCGGGGCGGCGCTGTCGTCCACCACCGTAACTACCGCCTCCGGAAGAGCCGTCCTGGCGCACCGGACGCAGGCCACGGCTTCCTGCGCGTCTCCGGCATAGGTGAAGGTGTATATCCTGATCATGACATTCCGGAGGGGCCGAAGGTTCCCGGGTGGATTAGGAGATAAACCGTGCCCGCCTGGTGCTGCACCACCTTGTTGCCGTCGATGGTGGCCAGATGGAAATAATATTCATAAGGGGTTTCCCGGTCTTCCTCCGCGAGCCTGACGGGGTCGGAGACGCCGCCCGCGGCGGACAGAGAGGATCCGAGATATTTCGCGTCCTTGTCCAACCGGATCTTGAGCCAGATTTCCCCGGAGGTGACGGGGCTTTTCACCCATCCCCCGGAACCGGCCCCCTCCGGAAGCAGCCCCCCGATATAGTTGCCGGCATAGATAGCCTTCCCCTGGCGGATGTAGGCGTCGGACACCTTGCCGTCGCTCCCGTAAGACAGGCGGCATTGGAATCCCACCTCGACGGCGCTGGTTCCCCACGCGGGAGGCTCCTGGGCCTGCAGCAGTTTTACGGACGGCCCGACGCTGGGAAGCTCCGGGACTTCATCGTCCGCTCCGGAAGAGCCTCCGCCTCCGCTGCCGGATCCTCCGCCCGAAGAACCGCCCCCGGCGGACGTGGACGAATCCGCCCAGGCCGTCCGGCGCAGCGCCTCGGCAAGCTGCCGGCTCCGGTCGATGGAGTCCTGCAGGGAGATCTGTTCCGGGGCCCCCACCGTCACGTCGGAAACTCCCGTTTTAAGGTCGAGGGATATTTCCTGGATGACGGACCGCATGGCTTCCCATTCTTTCAACCCTCCCGTGATGGAGAGGCGCCCCCCGCAGACCTGGTCAAAGTCGTCGTGGACGGTCGCGGATCCGTCATAGGGCAACGCGCGGGTGGCTTCGTAGTAGGATTTCAGGAAATTTTTATACAGTGCGGAGGTGTCGTAGCTGCCCGATGTTTCGTCGTCTCCGGAGCTTCCGCCGTCGTCGGACACACTTTCCACCGTCCCTGCCCTGTCCACCCGGTAGGATGCGTAGCCGACATTCGTCGTGGTCACTTCAAACGTCAATGTTCCGATCCAGCGGTCCCCGGTTCCGGATTTTCCGCCGTATTCCGGAAAATATTGTTTCACCGTGTCGGGGGGATCCGTCGCCCGCACCCGCAAATCCACCCGGACCTTGCCCCATTTGATTCTCGCGCTCTTTCCGTTGATCTGGCCGGAGGTCAGTTCGTGGGTGATGGCCGCGCTGCTGTATCCCCGGTGTTCCGCGTCAGCCGGCGTGATGGACGTGATTTTCGGACTGGCCGCCACTTCCAGGCCGGCGCAATCCTCCAGGGCCGGAGCCCAGCGTTTGACGCGGGCCGCCCACTGGGCCGTGCCGGTCGGGAATTTGTCTCCCCGGACAATCATCCGCGGGGCGTCGTAACCCAGCGAGCCCGTTTCCGCAGGGCTGTATTGCCCGGCAGTGTCGGAGACCTTGACGCCGCCCGGAACGTCCACTTCCGCCGTCACCACATAGGGCTGGGACAGGGAGGCGCCTGAGGGATAGACGGCCAGCGCGCGCTGAACCCGGGAGACCACGGAAGCGTTGCAGGTCAGCCCCACGGCCGGAGGCACCAGATCGGGGCGCGCCTTGAGGGACAGGGCGCTTACGTCCACAGCGGACAGGTCGAGCACGACATCCGGCAAATGGGCATGGTCGGCAATGACCAGCGTGGCGGAGTCGTCCGCGCCGTATTCAAACCACGCGGCCATGTTGGGGCGCCATTGCTGGATCTGGGAAAGCAGGGAGGCATACGTTTCCGACGCGTAGGCAAACGGAATGATTTCGGCATCCTTGTCGATCCGGAGGTCGTATTTGATGGGGACCAGGGCCGTGCTGACGGCGTGGTCCAGGACTCCGGAGAGGGCGTCCCGGATGTTCGCGGTCGCCTGTTTTTCCTGACCGCTTCCGCCTGTGCCCTGGCGGTATTCGGCAAAGATGCCGTTGGCACGGCCGTTCACGAAGTACTGGATGTTGCTCAGGTTCCACCAGTAATCGCAAATCCTGATGTCCCAGCTCTCGGAGGTTCCTTCAAGGGAGTGTTCCAGGTCGATGGCCGGTCCGATGAGCAGGGTTTTCCCGCGCCAGACAACTTTCACTATTTCCCCTTCTTCAAACGGGCAGGAGGCAAACCGGGAGACCGGCGCGCGGAAGGAGACGGAGGCTCCCCCGAAGGAGAGCCGGTTGTAGGACGGGCTTTCGGCCATGTCCAGGAAGTCGGAGGAAGATACGTCAAGGGTTTTCACAGGGGGCGGCCCAGGGTGAAGTTGTAGGAGACAATAAGGCGCAGGCCCTGAACCTTCGGCTCGGCGTCGGCGATGACAGCTTCAAAGCGCTGTTCACGGCCGCAGGCGTCGGTCCAGGTCCATTCCCCCTTCCCCGCCGTTTTCCATTCGTTGAGCCATTCGTAAAAGGCGCTCCACGCGTCCATGTGGGAGGCGCATTCCCGCACGGTGGAGATGGTGAAGGACAGGGACAGGTTACCGAATGCGTCCAGCCTGGGGAACGGGCTGTTGATGATCGGCGTGGCGGACGTGCCGAACTGCACCGGGAAAGCGTGTTCCGGCAGGGAATCGAGCAGGAATTCCCCGACGCGCACGACGGGGCGCCCGTCAAAGGTGATGGAAAAGGGAGAGACGGTCGTGTCCATGCCTCAATAATGGTGGGGGGAAACAGGGGCCGCCCCTCCCCATGCAAACAGAGGGGCGGCCCCGGCTGTCATGCCCCGGCGGAGGCCGGGAAGGCGATTTCTTCCGTGGGCGTCAGGGAATTCAGGGAGGAAGGGATCACTTCAAGCGTCAATTTCGGCGTGATCAGCTTGTTGTTTTCCGTGGGGATTTCCACCTTGAGCAGCGCCGCGACTTCCAGGACCATCATTTCTTTTTTGTCTTCCTGGTATTTGGTGAGGCGCGCCCATACCTTTTGCCCGTAGATGTTCCGGGAAAAGGGCTGCACTTCCTTTCCGTCTTCCAGCCTGTCGCACTGGTAAATCACCTGCCAGCAGACCGGATTAACCTCCGTGGAGTTGATTTCGATGGTATTGCCCGTCACTTTAGTGTTCTTCCGCGTCACGTAGGAGGTCGTGTCGCGGGAAAATACCGTGCGGGCGTCGTCTTCCGTGGTCGGCGTGATTTTGTAGTCGATGACTTCGTTGGCCATCATCCAGGCGTCGGAGTCCTTCGCCGGCTTGAATTGCTCGTCCACCGTGTCCGTGCCGCTTCCGGCCGTGACTGTTGTTCCGAACGGGCACAGGTCGAGAAAGGTGCCGACCAGCATTTCCTTGTTATAGAGTTCTGACATGGTTGTTAGCTTCTTACGTAGTCAATAAAGGTCACTTTCCCGGCGTCGGCGTGGACTTTGTACACGTCTTCCGGGATGTGGACGATTTTTCCCCGCGCGGCGATGCCGTGAGGGAGTTCCAGCTTGTTGACGGCCACCCGGCATTTGACGATGCGGGGCGCCGGAGCAGTAGCGGCCTCCTGGGCCGCGGCGGTGGTGGGTTTAGTTGCCATGTTTGATAATCAGGGTTGTTTCCATCGTCAGGACGATGGACTTTTTCAGGATTTTGGCGAGAGCCGGCTTGGAGCTGGTAACGATTACCTCCGTCATCATCAGCCGGGCATGGTTGCGGCGCCACTTGTGAAAGCCCTCCTGGATGATGTCGGCAAGGTCGTCGGCGTCCCAGCCGTCACCGTCCAGAAGCGGGTTGCTCTCCACGGTGACGTGCCATCTGGCCGTGCTTTTGCCGCTCCTGCTCAACTTGTCCGGAACAATTTCCGGACGCTCCATGACGATGACGGTTTCCAGGGAACCGGTCACCCTCTTGATTTCTTCCTCAAAGGAACCGTCCCATGCCTTAATAATGATTTCCGGGTCTTCCCCGTTGTTGGCCGCGGAGCAAATTTCCACGGCCCGCTGACAGAGGACTTCCGCAAATGCAATGACAGGCGACTTCTTCAGGGTTTTCTTCATATCGGATTGCTCCAATCCTGGTGTTTCGGCCCTCCGTAAATGACGTCGCTGGGCTGGTGCCCATCGTAGGGGGCAAACTCGACTTCACAGGCAGCCACGGCGCGGAGTTTCGCGCGGGCATCCTGATATTGAGCCGCCCGCGCCGTCCCCTGCAGGGATTCGCTTGAACCTGGCACGGAGCTGGTGACGGCATCCCGCACCAGAATGCAGGTGGTGAATACCAACTCCGCGGGAACGGAACTGGAATCCATCGCAATCCTGGCATTTCTGGGGCAGGAGTTGACTGCAGCCGCCACCTCGTTGCAGACCTCGCGGATGATGTCGCTGATTTTGTCCCGGGCAATGGAAGTAATTTCCTTGTCCTGGCAATAGCGGGCAACCGCTTCCGGAGTAATCCTTACGAGGGCCATTGTTTCAATAAGGTTATACCTTGACGGCAAGGACGGCTTCCTGTGCCGTGCTGTCGCCTGCGGACGTTTCAGCTGCGATTTTCAGGCGCAGCCAGGGGCCGGCCTCCAACGGAACGCGCATGAACACTTCTCCGGAGCCGGAACCATTGCTCTCACCCCCCGTCGCAACCAGCTTCGGGGAATCCAGTTCCGTCCAGGCATCACCGTCCTCGGACGATTCGACGGTGAGGGTCATCGTCTTGCCGGCGGCCAGCGCGGGAAGCTCTTCGTGCTTCAATGAAATGACAGCGCTGTCGATGCCTCCTTTCTGTCCGATATGAATCGGGGCAGACGTTACCGTCTTTCCGGTTCCCGGCATCTTCAGACGGATCGTAAGCGCTTCGTCATTGCGGTACATATTCTTCATCATGTGGTGTGTTTCTCCTTTCTGCGGATAAAAGGTTAATTTTTGAGGGCAAGGGAGTTGCGACGGGCGCGGAAAAAGTCTTCCGCAAATGCGGCGCGGACACTGGACAGTGATTCGTCATCAAGCAGGGAATCCACTTCCAGAATCTTGATTCCCATCACGGAATCGGGTTCAGGGGCGATCATGCCCGTTCCGCCGTTTCCGGTGGCAGGCGTAAGGGTTCTGGATTCCTGCAACAGCAATTTCACATTGCCGTTCATAACCACATAGGAAATCATGCCGCGCAAGGCCGCAGGAAACAGGCTCTTCGCCTTGGCGACAAGTTTGTCCGTCAAGGGATGCTGGGCGCTGATGTTCTTGATGCGGGCCACGGAAAACGGAGATTCCACGGCAATGCCCGTCCAGCCTTCCAAACGGGAAGTATAGGCCCTCATTGTTCCTGATTCCCCGTCTTCCGTATTCCTGGCTACGGTCTCTTCCTGCACCGGAGACATGGAAAGCGTCTTCTTGTTCCCCCATATGGAGTGCAGGAAGTCGTCACCCAAAATGACCAGGTAAGCGGAAGCTCCGGAGTTGTCGGCGCGGTTGGCTTCCGAGTCTTCCTGCTTGGAAGGATCCGCGGAAATGGTCATATAATCCCCCATCTGTTCAGAAATAGCCGGGAACACATTTTCCTGTTCCGGAAGCCTGTACCACATCTGCAGGGCAATGGAGGCCATGGCACCCAACGTAACGCTTCGGGTTTCCTTGGTGAGCAGCTGCGCCCCCCTGGCGGAGCTGGTGACAACGGCCTTGTCCACCGCAATAGGTCCGTCAATGTAGTAACACTTAACGGTTTTATTGGTGTATTCGGTCGTCAGGTTCTTGGCTCCGGCATTGGCCGGACGAAACCCGAAACGGGGAATGCCGGTGGGCATATTGATTTCGTACTGCGTTCCGTCAATAACGGTAACGGGAAACGCGGTTACTTCCGGGGATGCAAGTCCAACAGAACGGACTGCGTCAAGGGCCTTGATAGATCCTGTTCCTTCCTGCTGAAGCACGTCCAGCAGGGTCATAAATTCTTTCGCGGGCATATTACTTGTTCAGGTTATTGAGTTCGGTTTCAAAGGAGTTGCGAAGAGCCGCGGTTCCCGTGACGGGTTCTTTTGGGGAGCCTTCCGGCTTGCCGGCATTCACGTCATCGAATGCGGGATTTTTCGGCAGGGCGTTCAACTGCTTGCTGGCGGCAATATAGTCTTCCGTCAGGGCTCGTTCCCAAAAGGTCTTGGATGCTTCATCCTTAGGGGCGATTTTGCCCGCAGCAATGGCATCGGCAACGGCCTGGACGGCGCGTTCCTTCACCTGCTTCCTGGATGCGGCAATTTCTTCCTGGCATTTCGCCAGCTCCTTCTTGCTTGCTTCCAATTCGTCGGAGCTGGCCTTGCCTTTGTCCTGCAGGGCCTTGATGCGCTCCAACACGATAGCCTCGGCATTTTCAGCCTTGGCTTCTTCCTCGGTCAAAATGCCGAGGGCAACGAGTTTGGTGATGTCCATGTCTCGGTTGGTTGTATGGTTGTCTTGCTGGTCGAGGCCCTCCTTGGGCTTCTCAAGGTCTCTATTGTCGCCCGGTTTCCCGGGGTCTTCAACGTCGTCAAAATGGGCTACGTCGCCCTCCGTTCGGCTGGCGGCAATGCGTTCGATGTCGTCAAATGCGGGGTCATTGACCAAGGAACCTACTTCTATGGATTCCGGCAACAGGCCGAGGATTTCCCCGGTTCCCTTGTCGCGCCGGAAGCGGGGGCTGTGATAGCCGTAATTGCCGCCTTCCACGTCCGTTCTTCCCTTCTCCGTCCATCCTTCCAGTTCCAACACAACGCCTTTTTCCTCGTTCCACACAAACCGTCCCGGCTTGTAAGAGGCGGGCCCCATCTCATGATCATAGAGCCCGACCGGTTTGACGTTGCTGGATAGCTTGGCTTCCAGGTCGGCATTGAGCCGGGGAACGCAGTCGGACGTTACCCGCACCACACACGTTCCCGGCTGGCCGTTGAGCGAGCATTTAATAGTATGTTCTCCTTTGGGGGCCCACAGGATAGCCATGGGAGCCTTGCCGTGGTTGCCGGCTACCGTCGTTATCAGCGTACTCATGCCCCCATGATGAGGCACAGTGGAGGTATGGGGCAATAGACGCAAAATGGGCTACAAAATATTCAAGCCGTAACGATCAGGAATAAAATCCCGGCTGGCCGAGAATAATATCTTGCCACCTCCCAAAGTTTTACGTAATATTATAATGGTATTGGGAGAGAATTGATTTCTCAGTCCCTGCTCTATTGAATTAAGAAAAAACACTAATTAAAAAAGAAAGGTACTTACCATGAAAATGATTTTTTTATGGGCCACATGTTTAGTTGTCATAACCGGTTGCAATGCTCCTCAAGAGAATCATGATCAAATTGAAAACGGTGGAACAAAAATAGAAAACAAGTCGGAAAATTCTAATTTTTACGGCACTTATGAAGGAACTCTTCCCGCTGCCGATTGTGAAGGTATAAAGACGACACTGACATTAAATAAGGATAAAACTTATATACTGAGGAGCGAATATATAGGAGAAGGAGAAAAAAGCGCAACTTTCGAATCAAAAGGTCATTATAATTTGATAAATGGAAACTTGATTGAATTATCTCTAACCTCTTCTAATGAAAAATCTTATTATAAAATACTTGATGGTAGTAAATTAATGTTGTCAGACAAAGAAGGATCAATTAATCAAGGAATCTTATCCGAACATTATATTTTAAAAAAGAAATAAAACTATTTCTATAACAAATCTTTTTTCTACTCCGCCGCAGTTTCCCCTCTGCGGCGGTTTATTTTACACCGTCTTTCAGCTTAGCTCTCCTAGTCAATTTATCCAGTCTTCGGAACCTCCCCCGTCATCAAGCATGGCATCCATGAAGTGTTTGAATGCTATGCCCGTAAGTTCTTCCATATCCGGAAAAGCCTCCGGCCATGGCGCAAAGATCTGCGACTTCTTGAGCTTATAGACGGCCCTGACTCCGCCATGCCCGTCCGATTCAAAAAGGCAGCCCGGCTCCAATCCGGAGCCGGTCATGCTGTTGCGAAGGTTGAGGATGCTTTTACGAAGAGTGAAAAGTTTGCGGCCCGTCATAGAGGCGTAAGCGCCAGCGCGAACGCCGTGCGCCTCCGGAATGACAGGAATGGTCAGCGCCTGGGCCCGCTTGGCCGTCACCGTGCCGCCGTAGATTTTCAATAACAGGGATTGTGCAAGGTCTAGAGGTTCCCCCCCGTTCCCCTCCCCTGCCTGCCCGGTGAGGTAGATGCGGGCACCGTCCGCCGTCGTCTCGGCAAACCAGTTTCGGGCAATGTCGTTGGCCCACCCGGTTTTCTTCCTTCCAGGCCCGTGGGTCGGCAGGGACGTGTTTTCAAAGTGTCCGGATTCCGCCTTGTTCCTGTACCAGGACGAAAGCCAGCTTTTCACTCCCTCCCCCATGCGTTCATTGGCTTTCGCCAAACTTTCCGGAGCTGCTATTTTTTTCACTTCTGCAATTACCGGGTCAACACCGTTCAAGTCGATCGTCAGGTTCATATCTCGTCTTCAATCCGATTGATTTCCCACCCCTTCCGGTAAGCTTCCGCGCTGGCGTCCCACAGGGCTTCCTGCAGCAAATCATCATTGGTGAGGTCCATTTCCGGAAGGCGGGCAAGCACAGCGGCCAGTTCCGCCCGAAATTCATGATCAGAAAGCCCGGAACGGGCTTTGCCGATCAATTCCCGGACAAAATCAGCGCATGGCTCGGCCCACGCCTGTAAAATTTCTTCTGCGGCCTTTTCCGCGTCCTGCTCCAACTCGACGGCCAGGGCGAGCGGAGCTAGTTTTTTCCCTCGGAGGCAGCGGCTTCAATGGCATCCCCGTATTGGCCCGGAGCGGAACCGATAGACGGGGCTTTTCTCAAGACAGGCTCGCCGGAACGCGGCTTGGGTATCTTGACGATGGTGCGGGCGAATTCTTCTCCTACATCCATGATTTCCGCCGCTTTGGCAACCGTTTCCAGGGCTTCTGCGTCAATGCCGCGGATAGAGGGAACAAATTGAGGGAGACGGGAAGGAATATGCCCGTAATTCAAGTGGATGATGGCAGGAATGAGTTGGGAATTGAGAATATTCGCCACGGCCTGCCCCGCGTCTTCAATGACCTCTTTGCGGATACCGGCATGCACTTTGCCAAGGGCATACGCCCCTCCGTCCCCCTTGGAACTGGTCAACGTTTGTCCCAGGATCAGGTTGTCGCATTGTTCGTCCGCCAGTTTGATCAAATCCGCCTGGGGCAGCCCGTTGGCTCCCTTTACGGCGTCATGAAGCTGAAACTCCATATTCTGCGTTGTGACGGCCCATCCCCCGGAACCAAGGTTTTGCAGCATTTCCGCCGCCTCCGTTTTTGCTTTTTCGTTACCCCTGACTTTAGCCGTCCGGAAAGGGATGCCGAAAAGCTCGCAAAACGTCATCAGCCAGGGCAACCCGTAACAGGCGGCTCCGAACCATCCCACAAGACACCGGAGCTTGGCGCCAAAAATAGGGTGGAACACGTCGGCCTTATTCAGCCCAATCAGGAACTTGTCCGGGGGAAATTCTTCTCCTTCCAGGTCGTTTTCCAGGCCGTTGCGGAAAAGGAGCAAACGATCCTTCCTGCCGTAGTTATATTCCCATGCGTAAAATTGAGCGGAAAGAGACTCGTAACAGCGGGGGTAGATGATATCATCCGACGCCCATTTGATTTGATGAACGGTGTTGCCGCAAGTAAGCATATAGGTCAGGGATTTGAGCAAATCGTCTGCTCCCTGCTCTACCGTGTCCGGTTCCGGTTCTGACCGCCAGAAGGCGGATTCGACAAGCTCCGCCATTTCCTGCGCTTCCGGGGTCGGTTGCTGTCCTTTTTCCGTCCAGGGCATGACTGTCCATTCCATGCGGGCAACGGCGTTTGCTATTTCCCCAAGATTCTTCCGGAGACGCGGCCATTTTTCCAGCATAGCCATAAAGAGCTGTTCCTGCCGGTCCAGCCGCCCGGAAGCAATGGACTCTTTCAGAGATTTCAGGGATTCCGGGTCAAGTTCGGAGGCTGGCCAGTGCTTGAATTTATGATCAGCAAACGGAGAAACCAATATCTGGACCGCCTCTTTCACCTTGCCGCGAAGCCTGGGAAATAATGCCATGAACGAATAGAGATTTAAGGATTAAACAAGCTCCTGCGCCATGCTGAACGCATCGTCGCAGCGGTTCAGCCAGCCCTTCCCGAACACAGGAAACTGCTTGCAAGAGCGGTAAAACGCCTGACGCTTCTCCTGCAGGGCGATAAGGAACACCGCTTCACCCGTGGCGGCCAGCTGGTCCTGCAACTCCTGCCGGGTCCTGGGGCCGACAATCCCGTCCACCACAAGCCCGGCGCCGTGGATGTTCAATGCACGTTGTAGGATCTTCCCGGTATTCCTGCTCCCGGAATTGAAATAATGGTCCCGCAGGATGAATTCAACGCCAGGAAAAGCGTCGGAACCCAGCCAGGAACGCACGGCGGCGGTATTATCCAGGACGTACTGGAGACAACCTTCCCAGGCCTCTTCACGTCTTCCGGCATCCAGCAGGGCCTTCAATCTGTTAAACACGGCCGGTTCAATACCGTCGCAAATGCCGCAAATCTCCCACTTGCCGCCCTTGTCGGCGGCGGGAAGGCGGGAAACGCGCAGGGAATCCGGCCCGGTAACGCGGCTGTCTTCAAAGCGGAGGATGGCCGCAGCCATCTTTCTTTCTGTAGGATTCATATTGTAAACTATTGGCTATGAGATAAAGGGAACTTGTAAGAAAAACTTTACAGTTGGAATTAATCTCGCTGTTTAAGCTGTTGCTGGTGGTAATTCTCCAAATGCTGGAGACGGGTATCCATCGTCCGCAGGATCTCCGCCGTATGGGCCGCGTTGGCAGCCTGTTCCTTCACCACCTCGCGGAAATCCAGGTAGATGAACACGGCTATCACAAAACCGCCGAAAGTGACGATCTCACGCGTATAATCGCGGATCACTCCCAGATATTCCTTGAGGGGTTTGCACATGGCCTTATTTCTTGGAAGGTACGATCTGAACAACGGGCGGAACGTCCGTTTCCGGCTGGGCCTGACTGTAGGAGATATGCCCCTGCTCAATGACGAGGCAGGAGCCGTCCTTGCATACCTCCGTGCGGCCCGGCGTCACGTCCACGGAATGACCGCAGCCACCCAGCAGAGCGGAAGCCGCATAGGCAGCACCTGCTAGGACTACCCACAAAAGGCGTTCCCACCACTTCAGGCCGGTTTTAGTTTTGCTTTTTTCGTAGGCATCTTTCATGCCCTGCTTCCCCGCCTCAAGGGCGGCCTGCTTTTGCTCGTCACTTAATTTACTCATGGTTTTGCTTTGTGAAGTATTTGAAAAACTCCACGGCGGCGGGGTCGGTAATGACGAACTCCGGGTAATCACGGGAAGTGAACACCCTCCGCCCGCCCTGCGGATTGACGGCCTCGACATCAAGCGCAACCTCGTCCCGCTGTCCAACGGGGGTATACGGGTCATCCTCACTGTAGATCGTCGCCGTCATCAGATGCGCCCACACCTGCGCCGCCTGCCACGGTTCCGCCAGTCCCACCAGCGCGGCAACGACGGCGGCCATTGCCGGGGTCTGTTCCGTTGGTATTTCGTCCGCCGTATAGCGGGCCGGAGGTCGATAACCGCCCGCGTCCTGGTAAATGGCCGTCAGGGTGAATTCCTGCCAGTTGCCGGGCCGGGGGAACTGTATCTGTATTTCTGAATTATTCATGATTCTAATGGCACGTTAATATCTTCAAAATCCGCCGTTTCTTCGGTTTCAATGGCATTGACGGCCATTGCTTCCAATGCGTGATAGGTTGGATTGGTCAATCCATTGGCATAAAGGTGCCTGGTGCCTGTGCCCGCGTCGGCTGAAAGGGCATATGTTTTCTCATTGCGCGCGTCGATAATCAGGGTGCTTACGCCTGTTCCTGCCTCGAAAGCGATGAAGCCGCGGAGAGAAGCTATCTTGAACAGGGTATTGGTACTGCCGCCTCCCAGCTCCATATAAAGAGCCGCCTTTTCCTCCCGCACTGCTGTACTCGGCGGCCCGCTCTGCATGTAAATAAGCCTGTTCAGCCCGTTTGGCATCAGCTCATTATGGCCTACCGGAAGAAATACGGTTGTCGTCTTCACCTGCCAGTGTCCAACGGACGATACATAAAAGATTTCCCTTACTCTGATTTCATACCCCTTGCGGACAGTATCGTAAGGAGTATTGATGGTAACATCGATGATTTCCCCATGGTTGACGGCCAGATCATTGGCAGGAATCATAGAATAAGAATCCATCGTCAACCCGGTTCTGTTGGTTTTTGAGCCGCGGCCTATGCCAAAAGTAAATTTAGCGAAGGCTGTCGCGTTGACCGCAAGGGAAAATCCGCACACGGAACTGTAATTAAATTGACCGTTAGGCCCTATCAGGGGAATAACCGCTGACCCGTACGCATTGGACCCGGCAGAAGCTGTGCCCACCGAAAAACGCTGCGTCAACCCGGCAAGAGTACCGTTGGAAGCTTTAGAAATGGAACCCGCGACTGTGATCGAACTGGAATTAAGGTATATAGGCTGAACCAACGCTGATACAGCACCGGCCAATCCTGACGTATAAAAGCGATTAACCGCGCCCGTATCGGTCGGCGCACCGACAGCCAGCGGAATATTGATGCCGCCATTGGCGTTAATAGCCCCCGCCGCCGTCAGACCTCCGGCCAGCGTCATGTTGCCGGATGCATCCACCTGCGGTATGGCCTCAAGAGCCTGTTGGGCTTCTGTGGCGGAGTTGACCGCGCTGGTGGCGGATGTTGCGGCGTTATCGGCAGACGTGGACGCGGCAGCGGCGGACTGGCCAGCCGTCCGCGCCGCAGCCTCGGCGGTCGCGGAAGATTGCCGCACATCCCGCCCCAGACTGTCCAGCTGCCGCGCGGTAGCCAGCTCTGTTCCTCCCAGGGTGATGCCGTCGTCATAGTCCACCGCCACGGTCATCAGCGGGGCCATCGTGCCGTTCACCGTGGGCGGGTTGGTCACCTCCGTCACCAGGCCGCGCCCAGGGACGGACGGAGTAAGCACGGCGTGCATGCCCAGCGCGTAGGGCGTCATCTCCGTTCCCTCGCACACCTGGATGATGATCTTGTCCCCACGCGTCAGGGGGACGCCCGGCGTAAATACCCACGTGGCCGTCTGGCCGCTGCTCAAATCGGACACATAAGCGGAGGTGCCAATCAGGCTGTAAGCGCCGTCCGTCAGCCGCCAAATCCGCAGGCAATATTGATTAGCGGCCGGGGTTTCAAAAAAATACACGGTGGAAATGCTTCTCAGGCGGCAGCTGTCGGGCAGATGCCCCGCCAGAATCTCGTCTCCCCAAGTGAACGCGTAGCCTCCGACGATGGTCCAGGTGTCGGCGGCATCTCCACTGGACAAGGTGGATTGCCCGGTCACCGCTTCCAATTCCACGCCCGCATCCTTGAGCGCGGCCGGCAATTTATTTGCTACAGCCTCATTGACCAATTCCCCGCTTTCCACCTGTTCTTCCAGCGTTTCCACAAGCTGCTCTGCTTCATCCCGGGCCGCTTCGGCCTGTCGTACAAGTTCCTCGACCACAATGGACGGGTTTTCCACAATGGTCACGGAGCCGTCTTCCGTTTCGGGGATGGAGACATCAAGAGCACCGGCCACGGCCGCGGCCTCATTCGTTCCGTCCGGAGGCGTAACGCGGGACATTACATGCACGGCTCCCTTCAACAAGGGGTATTCTTTGCCCGATGCGTCGGTCAGAAAAATATCATATGTGCCGCATCCGGCGGCCAGCCTCGGCCATGTCACCAATGCCGTACTCACCCCCGTAACGGCACAGTCCAGCATGATCACCCCATCCTGTACCACCGCGCCGCGTAGCGTCATGCCGCTGATGTCCATATCCTCACCGGAAGGAGAAATAAAATGCAGCGCAAGAGACTGCGGCAGGGATTCCGTGGCGTGTACGTTGTAGTTGGCGGCTTGCCTCATGCACGCATTATCGCCCCAACGTGAGGGAGGGTACAACAATGTCAAAATGGGCTACGAACAGTCCTAAATGGGATAAAATTTCCCCGTATGTTTGACGGCGTGCTGACTCTTGCCCACAATAGGCCTGTTGCCCTCTCCTGTCCAAACTCCGGAAGATCCACGAAAGGAAGCCCATATAGCCCCCAGCAAGGCGTCCGCGCGATCAGGAGAAGACAGGTTGCGAGCCTTCATTTTCTCCTTCTTCTCGTTCCTGAGCCTGGAATCGTCCGCATATTCTTTCTTCCGGGTAGTCAACTGCACGAAAAGCGTCTTGTCCGGCCGCCTGGACCTGATATGCACTCGCCCGGTCATGAGTTCCAGTCCGGCGTCATTCCAGCATTCCGCCGAGAGATTGATGTAGCGGTCGCGGTCTTCCGGAGGGTTGTTCCCAAAGAACTCATTCGGATACCAACCTGATTCATTAAAATCGCTGATGACAGCCAGGCCCATGCCCGGAGCGTCCACCCACAAATCACAATCCGCAATGCCCAGCCCCTTGAGGGTGGCAATGCACTTGCGGACACTCTGCACCGTGTCCCGCTGTCGTTCCGCGTATTCAATCCAGGCTTCGTTTCCGTCGCAGATGGCAAGGACTGTTTCATCCCCGCCCGCGGCAATGTCCAGGAAGGCCACGGGGCGCCCCCTGCGCGGCTCGTAGGGCTGCCGCTGACCCCATTCCAGTTTTCCAGGGTCAATGATGTACAAATCTCCTTCCAGCGTGAATTCCGCCAGCACGACGGAACGGAAATAGGAATCATCCTCATTACCCCCCACACGGGCCAGAATGCGGTCAATGCGCTCCTGGGAGATATGGGGGCAATCAAAGGCCGTTACCACCATCGGACAGAAGAGGTCTTTTTCCTCGTGGAAACAGCGATAAAATTGCCCTTCCGGCTTGCCTGGGGATGAAAGGTAGATGCAGAATTGAAGCGTACATCGTTCAATGGCGTCAAAGATTTCATCAGGAACCGTCTTTGCCTCGTCCACCACGAAAAACACGGGGGAGGAAGGATCATCTCCGGTAAACTCGTCAACGTCAAACAGACGGGCTTTCTTCTCGCTGCGGGGGTCTTCCTCATCCTGTTCCTTCCGCTCATCCTTGAATTCGTCCGTCACACGCCCGTGCCAGCCTTCCGCCTTCCCGGCGTGGTTGGTGGAAAAGCCTTCGATGAATCCCCCTTCCGGCGTTTCCACGCGGCAATTCTTGAGCCATTTCCAGCCCGCAAGGGATGGGTTGTTCCGGTGCCGTTCCAGGGCAGGCCAGAGCTGGTTTTTTACCTGGCGCCATGAGCCGGACGTAATAGGCATACGCCCACGGGGGTAGCGCCAGAGAAACCATAGGGCAAGGATACCAATTACCTTGTCCGTCTTGCCGGAACCATTAGCAGCGCGCAGGGCAACCCGCTTTCCCCGGGCAGCCCTTTCAAGGGCCCGCATCTGCCATTTGTACAGCCCTGTTTCCCCCAGAATCAGGGCGGCAAAGATGACGGGAGAGTCTTCCGGCCTGACCGGAGCCCCTAGCTTTCTTCCTCTTCGGACCATATTTCTCTCAAGGCTGTCACTAACGGAACGATTGCTTCTGCTGGAAGTTTATGGGTCACCTCTACGTTTTTTTCTCCACCTTCCAGAGCCAACGCCGCACGGTCTCCGTACTTCTTCGGCATCAGCTTGGCAAGCATCCATTTGAGTGTGTCTATTTCCAACTTGACCGCCTGCAACATGGTTCCCCCTATTTCGGCACGTGGGGCCACTTCATGCCCTTTCTCCACAAGGTCAAGCAACTTGTCTTCTAGGGCGGCAAGCCGTTCCTCGCACGCGCGCGCGTATTGGTTTGCAAAATCCGCGTTCTCTCTGGCCCAATTCATCACCGTGGGATGGGGAATGCCTTCCTTTTCGGCAGCCTTCCTCAGACTATCCCCGCAACGTATATGACCGCAAATGCGTTCAGAGAGGGCAGCGCTATACCTGGAAACATTTCCCTTCTTCCCGGTCCTCTCTTTCTTCATTTCGCATACTCCTTGTTGATTTTTTCCCACCCTGCCGGAGGTATATCGTCCTGGCGGGGAACGTACGCCTTTCCGGAGAGTTTCACATATCCTTCAATCCAGCGCAGCCCTTCCGCGTCAATACAGCGTTCAAAGCTGGGGCAGTCCGCGTTATCGTAGAGGATACTATCAGGTTTACGCTCATAAGCGCTACATTCCATACTACCCGGGTTGAGCTTCTTCTTGGAGCACAAAAGGCATTTCATCAGGAGAGGGTGGGATGTTTTGCATCCTTTGAAATCAGACTCCCAAATTCTCTTGTGCGCTGGTGATGTTTCTTCTTTCATATCATTATTGTATCAATTCACAGTCAATGATCAATTTCCCGTTCTGATTATGGAATTGGAGAAATTTGAGGGTTCCTCCCTTCTGGATGATGATTTCATCTTCACTGCTAAAATAGGTTTGCGGGCTAAGGCCGTCCCAGCCCTTACCGGCCCCTGCCCCGAATCTGGAAAAGGGCTCTGCATAAATGGCACGGGTTTTCTTCTTCAGGAGAATTCTGAACAACACGGGACGGTTCATGAATCCTTTCCCCTCCGCTACGGCAGCAGACATGAAACCTTCGTCTTTGAGAGGGTTTCCCACTACGGAGAGATTGAGCATATCAACCAGCTCGTCTGTTATTTCTTCTCCTTTCCAGTTCAAAGCGTCTTTCAATTCCTTGTAAACCCCACAGCCACGGAAAACAACCATGTCTTGAGGCACTTTGCATCTGTCAATGACTTTGGCGATCTGTTTCGCCTTGGCGTTGGACTTCCCCTTCCTCAAATCGTTGTTGATGCGGGCATATCCATTTCCGGTGTAGGAAAACAAAGCGTTCTTTTCCAGTCTGGATGCCTTTGCCCACACTTCCCCGGTAACGCTTCGCAAAAGGTCATCAGCTTCCTTATCCGTCAACGGGGCAGGCATCTTCACCTTGGGGACATCTCCCAGGCTGACCGTGTGCGTGACGGCTGAGACTGGCGCAGGAATGGGAGCAGAGGGAACCTTGATGACTTTCTCCGCCGTTTCCCTGGCCTTTTTCGCCACTTCCTGTGAGGGAAAGACAACCTCATCAGATTTGTCCTGTTTGACTCCCCAGCGGTCTTCATAGACCTTTTTCAATTTGGCCTTCAGTTCCTCCGGCAACTTCGCCGTACTGGCCTTCTTGCCGTACCCGTACCGTTCAATCAGGTCAATCCCGAAGCGCTCCGCACCCCTTGGACGCTTCAACGGCTCCCCGGGTTTGAGTAGTCCCAGCCGTTCGCATTCTTCCCGGGAAACAGGCTCCTGATCCATGTAGGAGTTGAAGCCGAACGGCGGCCAGGGGACCTCAAAGCCCCCGAGGCTGGCGGCGTTCATTTCGTCTGCCCAAAAAGTAAAGTCGGTTTTAAGCCGGACAGCATCTTCGTTGACGACATGAACAAGCCGCTTTGTCTTGGCTCCCGGAAAGCGGATGAACCGGAAAGCAGGCCATGCTTTGAGATTGGCCGGTTTCATGGATGCCTCCCATTGAGCAGCCCCAATGCTTTGCCGGACGTTGGTCTTGAAAATGAGCTTCAGACGGGCCAGAGCACCGATGTTTTTAATATCGTTGTGATACTTCGGGCCTTCGGCGTCCGGTGGAACAAGCCCCTCGGTTTGGAGCCATTGAAGTGCCTGGTTGGAAAAGTCCGCGGCGCTTCCTACCTTGATAACCGTTTCCCCATTGGGTAAAGTCTCCTTTTCTCCTGTCAGATAATTCTTAATCAACCTGTGCAGCCGTTCCAGCAATCTGATATTCTCCACCTTGGAAGAGAAAAACTTGTTTTCCTTCATGGCAGCGTTCAGAGCAGCCCATTCCTTTGAATCCATGCCGGAGGGTGTGGGATGTTTTGCCAGGAATTTTTCCAGGGGTGTTACCATAGAGGCAATTCTGGATGTTCAAAGGGGGGAGGTTCAATCTTGCCAAATTGGGCTACGTGATGTTCCAGAATGCGGACGGCGGGAAGACGGTAGAGTCCGGCGGATTCCAGAGCATTGATAATGCTGTTGGCGCGTTCTTCGGCTTCCTGTCTGTCGTTGGTGCCAAGTCCCAGCTCGACAAGTTTGCCTTTCTTTCTGGGATCCACCAGAAGCGTTAAGCGCAGTTTGTAGGATCCTGGCTTTCCTCGCCGCGTCGGCTTGTTTTTTCGCAGGGATGGTTTGGGGGGTCTCATTTGTTGGTGACGGGATAATTCTGTTCTTCCTCGTATTTTGTGAGTTCCGCGGTCCAGCGGAATTGAATACGTCCCAGCCGTCCGAAGCGGTTTTTGCCGATGATCCACTGCGCTTCCGTGGGGTCGTGCTTGTCGGGCTTGTACATGTAGGGGCGGTGAATCATGATGATCTGGTCGGCGTCCTGCTCAATGGAGCCGGAGTCGCGCAGGTCGGAAACGACCGGTTTGCCCTGGGCGTTCCCGGCTCTTTTTTCCACGTCGCGGTTGAGCTGGGCCAGCACCAGGACAGGAATATTGAGTTCCTTGGCCAGGGATTTGAGGCCGGCGGAGATTTCCGAGACTTCTCGTTCACGGCTTCCCCGGGCCTGCTGGGTCGTGGAGCGCACCAGCTGCAGGTAGTCCACGCCGATGCATTTGACGCCGTGTTCCCGGACCATCCGGCGGCCCCGGGCTCTGATGCTGTCGATGGTAAGGGAGCTTTCGTCGTCGATGTGCAGCGGGGCGGCCGTGATTTTTCTGACGGCGGCCGTGAAATGCTGCTGCTGTCCGACCGTCATCGGCCTGCCGCGGCGGATGTCGTCGGAGTTGATGCCGGCCATGCCGTAGAGGATGCGTTCCAGGAGCTGGGATTTCGGCATTTCCAGGCTGAACATGCCCACGGGGGTTCCCCCGAGGCAGATGTTGGTGAGGATGTTGACCAGGGCGGCGGTTTTCCCGACTCCGGGCCGGGCGGCAAGCACGATCATGGCGCCGGGCTGCAGGCCGTCCAGGGTCAGGTCCAGGCGGCGGTATCCGGAGGAGATTCCTTTGATGGCTCCGGGGTTGTTCATGCGCCATTGCAGGTTTTCAATGATGGTTCCCACGGCTCCGCGGATGGTTTCGGTCTGGCGGACGCCGCACCGGTCCCGCAGGGCGGACATGCCGCGCTCGGCTTCATCAAGGGCTTCTTCCGCGCTTTTGAGCTGATCGCCGGCAGCTTCCGCCATCCGGGAGGCAAACGCGAGCAACGCATGCTTTTTGGCGGCTTCCGTGACCATTTCCAGGGCGGCGGCGGTTTTGTACCGGGCAAGGGCTCCGTAGGTGGCCGTTTCCACGACTCCGGCGTGTCCTCCCACGGCGTCAAGCTGGCCCTGGGCTTCAAGGCGGGCGATGACGGTGAGGGCGTCCACGGTTCCTCCCGTGCCGGCGACGGTTTCCAGGGCGGTCCAGATTTGCTGGTGCGCCGGGAGGCTGAATGTCTGGCGGCTGATGCCCTTGTCCCGGAGGTCAGCAAAGGCCTGGGAGCCGTCCATTGCCTGAGAGAGCACCAGTTTTTCGGCGTCGATGAGTGTCTGAGAGTCGATCATGTTTTTTTGAAATTGTTGATTGTTAAAGTTCTTCAAGGTTGCTGTAAGGGTCTTTGTCTCCGTTCCCAGGGGGTGGCGGATGGTTGACGGCGTAGGAGGTGGCGAAGCTGATGGCGTCGGATTGCCATTTGGTCACGGGGATGCCGTTGCGGGTCCAGTTGACGGCATCCCGGCTTCCCCAGTAGGCTGTGGCGCAGTCCGGTATCTGGTCGGGGGTTAAACGCACACGCCCCGCAAAGGCCGCGGCCCGAAGATGGTCTTCGACTTCTTCCACGGTGCACGGAGAGGGGGTAAGGGGGTGAATTCCTTCCTTCCCTTCCTTCCCTTCCCTTACGGTTTTCGGATAGGTTTCAACATAGGGGGCTACGTTGGTTCCTATTTCGGTTCCTACGTTGGTTTCTGAAATAACCGACGTAGGTTTTTCTTCGGTTTCCACGTCGGTTCCTGTGTGGGTTTCAACATGGGTTTTCTTGGGGCGGCCTCCTAATTTTCCATTTTCACGAGCGGTTTTCCTTTTGGTTTTCAGGGTTTCCTGAATTTCATGCGGATATCCGAATACGATGAGATTGTCGCCGTCAAAGTGGTAGAGTTCGTTTTCCACGCTGATTTCCTGATCCGTCACGCCGCAGGTCTGCATCCAGCGGCGCATGCCCCAGGAGCGGCAGCCCTCAATGATGCCGCCGTTTTCCTGTTCGCAGCACCAGGCCAGCAGAGAGATCCAGGTGGCGCGCTGTATGGGTTCCGCCCCGATATATTCGGGGCTGGAAAACAAGGCTGTTGGGATGTTGATGAATTCCATAATCAAAAAAGCGTCAGTTGGGGGTTGTAGATTTCATAAAGACCAGGAAGACGGTCTTCCCGCGGCGGTGTCCGAACAAAGGTTCATGGCTGGCCAGTTTCAGAACTTCCGCGGTTGAAACCTGATCCTCGCACCACTTGAACACCAGAATGCCGCCCGGTTCCAAAACCCGGAAACACTCCCGGAAGCCGGATTTCAAATCCTCCCTCCAGGTTTTCTGGTCCAGTTTTCCGTATTTCTTGGCCAGCCAGGACGATTCCCCGGCGTGAATCAGGTGCGGAGGGTCGAACACGACAAGGCGAAACGCCCCGTCACTGAAAGGCATGGCCCGGAAGTCTCCGACGACATCCGGCTTGATTTCCAGAGTGCGCCCGTCGCAAAGCGTGTGTGTTTCCTCCCGGCGGTCCATGAACACCACGTCAGGATGGCGGCGGTCAAACCAGAACATGCGGGAGCCGCAGCAGGCATCAAGCACAGGCTTCACTCTCCCTCCTTTCTCGGCTCCCAGTTGACAGCAAATCCCTCGTTGATGCAGGGGTTACAAACAACCGGCACGGGTTTAATATTTTTGTAAGCGCAGTTGTGGCAATCGCGATGGATTAAAGGCACCCACGCCCTGCACGCGGCCCGTTTCTGCCAAGCGTTAAGTATAAGCTCATGTTGATGCGTCTCGTTTCTAGCTCGCCTCAAAAGTTTTTGGCGAGTTTTTCCCGGCAACGCTTTGATGGTTGATCTAATACCCTTGTTGGTTAAAACAACCTGTTCCCAGGCTCCACCATACTCAAAAAAGGCTTTCTGTTCAGGCGTCATTTTCATTTTCTTCTTCCCTCTGTTTTAAGACAATTTCAATCGCGTTAAGGACTCCTTTAGCTTTGCCCGCCAGATAAAGGTAATAGCCGAATGCGAATATGGATGCTAAAAAAACTATAAGTTGTGCGAGTTCAAAAATCATTTTATTTTGAATATAATATATTGAATGATAAGAATAACTAACAATATGATTAAAACTGAAAATGTTAAAATATCGAATAAATCAATAATTATCATCTTCGTCCTCCTCTCCCCTAAAAAATAAACATGCCGGGTCATCTGGCCCTATTGCAGTCCATATATAAGGGGCATTGCGGTTCAAACACCCGTCATATTTGTCAAAACTGATACAGTCTTTACAAGTTACCATTTCCGGCCTCCTTTCTGCCGATATTCAATCATGTTATCTATAAAACGATTTAAGAATGTGCGGGTAAACTTCCCCTTGACTAAACAATACCGTGGAATCCACCAGACCAGTCCCCGGTAAATGTAGACAGCAGCCTTTTTGTACCCGCTCCAACGACGTAAGGCCCGCCGTCTAGCTTTTTTTAGCTGATAAAAAGTTTTCATCATTCTGCATCTCCTTTCTGTTAAGCTCCCAGGGCCATTGATCCACTTCATCACAGTAAATGATGAAAGCGTCTTCTGCGTAGTCGCGAACAGTTATTTTGCATAAATCAAGGTCTTTAGAGACAATCGTAACGGGATAAATACTGCCACTATACACGAGCTTGTCCCCCGGACAGACCCTCATGATGGGAGGAAACAAAGAAACAAGCCTATCCATATCTTCAATACATGCCTTCTTGGTTTTCCAAAAATGGGAACTCTGGAAGAAGCAGTTGTAGCAACCAGCAACCCAATCGGTTGTTATCCCATGGGCATCATATCCTCGTATGGCTTTCAAAGGTGTGCCGCAAAGAGGGCATTTAGGCGTTTTCATCGGGGTCCTTCCTCAATCAAGGCTTTAAGTTCATCAGAACAACGGAGGCGTGAAGCATTTTTCACTGTGCAAATAAGGTGCTGCGCCCACCGGGCATGCCGTTTCGTGGGGGTACTCCATGCGATAGCGGGCGATAATTCCTTTGTGGTGTACAATCGCGGCCTGAACTTCGTATTTCCCGTCGTCGGTTTTCTTCATGGGGCAAACCTGCTGAACGATGATGTGAGGATTCCGTTTCATTGCTCTGATCCTTCTTGCACAGTGATTGTTATTTGTGGTTCTTCGCCCCACCATTTATCCACGGACGCGGAATACACCTGGGCGTCATCCTCCCAAAATCTCAACCGGGTCAGGACATCCTGCAGGGTTTTGGCCAGGTTGTCCCAGTCCGGTTTGGTCGTTTTCGGAATGAGCCCGATCCGGTTTTTTTTCGGCTCGCTCTTGCGGTAGGGCCAGACGAAGGCCAGCTTCAGGGAGACCGGCCCCGTCAGGGGCCGGGCCGGTTGATAAGGTTTCAGCAGGGTCAGGTAATCGCTGATGACCAGTTTCAATTCTTTCGTGTCCGCCAGTTTGGCGTGTTTCCCGATGTTGACGATTTTTTTGTTCTGGTGCGTTTTCGTCGGGGGAACAATCGGCAGCATGATGGTTATCGGCTTGTTCATGGCTGTTGATTAGAAGGGGATTTCGTCTTCTTCCGCCGGCGGTCCCGCCGTGGCGCTCATGTGGTTGTTGGCCGGCAGGTCCGCCGGGCGCGGAGGCAGGGGCGCTCCGCCGCGCCCCGCCGCTGTCCTGTCCTGCGCCGCCATGATGGCCCGGGCTTCGTCCGGCCCCAGCACGTCTTCGCAGTTGCTGAATTCGGGATAAGTCCCGTCTGCCCTGGGCTTGTCTCCCTGTCTGACGTTGAGCCGGACGTAGCAGGGTTTGCCGAGGTATTCCGCCGGGTTGATGATGACCTGCTGGCCGGGTTGGTAGACGTTCCCGGTGACGTTTTTGACGAACAGGTCAATTTTCCAGGCCAGGTCTTTCGAATTGGTCAGGTAGTAACGGACCGTCGCCGCCCCTTCAGGGCCGAAGGCTCTGATGTGGACGGCCAGCTGCGGGCATCCCCGCGTTTTGGCGCCCTGGGAGATTCCTTCTTCCATTTTGACGATTTTTCCTTCGTAGACGCCCGCGGGGAGAAATCCGTATTCGCTGGGCTCGCCTTCTGATATGTAACTGAACATAATGGTTATTTGGTGGTTGCGGTTTTGGAGACGGAGATTTTTTTAACGTAGGAGGAGCCGGCCCCCGTCCTGACCAGTTCTTCCGGGAATTGTTGTTCCGGCAATGCTTCCGCGAACAAGGCGCGGAAGATGTCCGCCTTGAGCGGGCCATAGGATTTCAGGAGTTTCGGGACGCCAATCCAGGTGGCGTATTTGGCGACGTCTTCCGGAGCGACGGTGTCCGTGCCTTTCCGGGAGACGCGCCTGAATCCGGGGACTTCCGTGCCGTTGTTGAGGTAGTCGAGGATTTTTTCTTTTCCCTTTTTGACGTAACTTTCCAGCACAGCCGCCTTGGTGACGAATTCCGCCAGCCTGGACGGGTTTTCCGCGATTTCGGCGAAGCTCGCTTCCAGCGTTCCGGCTTCCGCCAGGGTCAGCATTTCCTGCGCCGCCCGGTTCCGCAGCGGGCAGGTGTCCTGCGAGGCGCACCAGCCGCAGTAGTCGCAGAGGCGCGGCCCGCCGCCGCGGTCCACGGCGTCCACCACGCCGTTGACGATGGAGATGGCTTCCCGGTAGGTGAATTTCCGGGTGACGATTTGCTGCTGGTCGCAGTAGAGGAGGTGGCAGGTGATTTCATCCAGGAATTCCCGTTCCATGAAGGATTTCGCGTAAGAGGCCTGCTGTTCCCAGTAGTTGCGGATTTGGCCGCTTTTGAGGTCGAAGAGTTTGCCGAGCGCGGGACAGAGGCAGTCCGCTTCCCCGCCTGTCACGCGGGGGTGCCATTGCGGGAAGGCGCAGCGGTTTTTGTCGGCAATGACTTCTTCCCCGGAGCAGAGCGTCCGGACCGTTTTCACCGCCCAGAGGATGGATTCTTTTTCATCGGCTTTCAGGTGTTCACACGCCCTGAATTCGTCCACGCCCATGAGCAGGGCCCGGAAGGCGGCGTCCATCCGGGTTCCCCGCTGGGCCGCTTCTCCCGCGTCGGGGGAGGAGACGTAGCAGGGGCATTGCGCCAGCTTGGGGAGCAGGGACGGCCTCAATAGTTCCGTGGCCGGGGCCGGACGGGGCCCGGCAATGTCAGCGAGGATTTTTTGCAGGTCGTCCAGGTTGACGGCGTATTCCGCTCCGTCCAGGGAGAGGACGGCATGCCCGGTTTCGCGGGCGACGTTGATGCAGGTGACGGGTTTCATTGGGCGGCAGGGGTGTTGTATTGCAGAACGGCCGTGTTGAACCGGTCGGGGGCGGAGAGGATGAAGGAGGCGAATTTTTCCGAGACGGCTTCAAGGCCCTGCCCCGGCTGGATTTCCTTTTTGTACGCGAGGAAGTTCAGCGCTCCCGGCACGTCGTTGATGACCGCGGCCAGTTGGTCCGCCAGGGAGGGAGCCGGTTTTTCCTGCTGTGCGGGAGGCGGCGCCTGCTTTTCGCCGGCCAGAGCGTTCCCGGAAGGTCCGCAGCCCTCTCCAAACAGCAGGCGGGAGATTTCCCCGGCGTCCATCGCCATGACCGCGGGCATCCCGTGTCGGTTTTTGGCTTCCCAGGTGGCCCGGTGCTCCGTGTAGACGGCACGCAGTTCTCCGCCTTTGGCCTTGCCTCCGTCCGTGAAGGTGGTCACGTAGTTGCAGAACAGGATGGCGTCCCCCCATTCCTTGAGTTTTTCCTTGGCGGTGATGGCCTGTTTGGCCGGAGCGTTGATTTTGATGGTGTACATGGTGTAGGCTTCCCCTTCCGGAGGGTTCACCGTTTCCACTCGGCAGTGGCAGATGACGGCGATGTGCAGCCCCGCGCTCCGGCAGTTGTCAAAGACGGAAAGCAGGTTGACGAACATTTCGCTGGCCTGGGCGTACCCTTTTCCATAGCCGATGCTTTCAATGGAGGAGATTTTTCCGTCTTTGGGGGAGGCGTTGTAGTCCCTGATGACCTGGCGGGCGCACATGTCCCACAGGCGGTCTCCCGTGTCGATGACGAGCGTTTTGTAAGGGAGGTTTCCGTTCCGGGCTTCCTTGTAGATGTCCTGCAGGGCTTCCAGCATGGCGCCGTAGTGGTCTACCTGGATGCGGTCCACATTCATGTGCTGGGTTCCTTCTTCCGTGTCCAGGAAGAGGGGGGCGGGCAACCCGGCCGCCAGCGTGGATTTTCCCACGCCTTCCGGCCCGTAGATGATGACACGCTGCGGACGCTGCTGCACTCCGCGCTTGATGTTTTGTAATAGGCTCATATTATTTCCTTGTTTGATTGTATTCAGGTCGGGTGTCAGTTCCTGCTGGCCCCGGCCTTTTTGGTTATGGGTAGTTGGAAAGGGTACTGACGGAGTTACGTTTCCGCTTAGCGGGAGGTTTGTTCATGTCCGTCCTGGTTTTGGATGTCTTTTGGGTCAAATACCTGTACACGCTTATCGCGGAAATTCTATATTCGCGTTGATTGGTGCCAATGTCTTCTATTTCATGGTTCTGCAACAGGTTACGAACCTTTTTCCTACCCCATAAACAAGCAGGGTGTTTCCGCAGATCCTCAAGGGTAAGCCATATCTTGCCGTCGAACATGCGAGTGGCATTCTCTTCCTCGGACTCATTCAAAATCAACAAGCCACGTTCATGAAGGGATTCTATGGTTTGCTCCACAATAGAGGTTACAAATTGATCTAATCCGTTCATAATTCACTAAGATTTAACGATGAAATAAATGATTGCAAAAATCCCAACCAGCAGAGCGGAAAAGACAAGGTTCTGTACGATACCGGGCCGGGGCTTGAGTTCGTCTTCCGAAAAGTCTATTGGGCAGCCGTAAAGAGATTTCATTTTCTCGGCGCGGTCTCGGCGCATCCAGTATTGTTCGTTCGTCATTTTTTTCATTGTTGTTCAGGGTTGGGTTAAAGTTCGTGCCAGCCGAGCAGCTTCAATTCGTCAATCAGGGCTTCTTCCATTAGGCTGCCGGCTTCTTGGGGTTCTTCGGGCTGGGAAGGTTACTAGCCGTGGTTAGACGGCTACTATTAAAAAGCAGGTGTCCGCTGGAATTGATTGCAGAAGACATGGCCTCCTGTGGCGAACATTTCAGTTTGGCGGAGATTCCCAGCAACAGAAGCTTTCCTGCTTCCGTCAGGTCTTCCATGTTGATTTCAATAGTTGATGGTTTCATGTGTCCGTCCGGTTGATGAGATTGTTTTATGCAATTCTATTAGATTTTGCAACAAAATTCTACTGATTTTGATAGAAATCATGCGTACAACAAGCTTGACAATCTCACAAAATTACATAATATCAATGCATGACGCCGACCAAGAACGACATAAAAAAATGGCTCAAGACCATCAGAAAAGATCGTGAATGGCTCGCAAAGCAGTGTGGTCTGAATTCAAAACAGAGCGTAGATAACTGGTTCGCGACCACAGGGAAAATTCCTAAAGCCAAGCTCCTGCTTATTCAGAGGCTCATGGCAGAAACTCAAGCCCCCCCTTACGAAATAGAGGGCAAAGATAATATGGGAAAGCTCTTCATCACTTTGAATGAAGAATCCCAAGAAGCTGTATTGGCGGAGTGCCGCCGCCTGAATATCACTCTTTCCGCCTACTGTTCCCTAATGATGGAATGGTGCGCTACCACACAGGAGGGGCATGCCGTCATTCAATCTCTCATAACAGGGGCTCCACTGCCTTCTGTTAACATGAATCTTGCCCCCTTGGTACAGTCATCTACTACAAATGCCGCCAAAGAAAAAGAGGCAGCCCGCAAGAAGTTTACCCCGGTAGAAACATTCACAGCCCCTCCCTTGGAGGCTCAGGGACGAATCATCGGCAACATTGCCGCCGGCAACCTGGCGGATGGAGACACCATTCCGCAGGACATCCGACTATACCGTGAACTGGAAAAAGGGGAATACTTGCTGCGCGTGAACGGTCACTCTATGGAACCTTCCATTCCGGACGGCTCCGTGGTCATCATGAAAAAATACACTATCCCCCCCATCCCCAAACCCGGAACCATTGTAGAATACAACGACGAACGAGGGGTTACTCTGAAAAAGCTCGGCCGCAAAAAAAACCCGGAAACCGGCAAAATGGAATACGTATTACATCCACTTAATCCCAACTTCGGAGACATCGAACCCATGGACGGCGGCAAAATCTCCGGCATCTATGTGGAAACCCTGGACAGGTGGGAGAAGGCTTAGAAACACACCATCAAGCAGAGAAGCATACGTCTCGTTTACCCCCCGCAACCCAAACCTTATCCGCAATGATATCCTAGCCATGTTTGAAAAAATGGTAAACCAGAGAACAGAAGAAAAAAACAACGTTCAAACAAGCTGATCCTACACAGTTGACCATTCATTTAATCCGTGATATTCTGAGCATATTCAATATGCCATACAATAGCCCTGTATATGTGCATGCAATAATAAAACAGCCACTACACGATGCAACAGCAGCAACAAATGCAGACAGCAACACCCCAGATGATCAATTTGGATGAATTACATTTCGATCCGCAGAATCCGCGTTTGCCCGTTGAATTGTACTATGCTAACGATGAAACTGTTTTAAGGCATCTACTTCTCAAAGGGGATCTAGTGGAGTTAATGGCCTCTCTGGGTCAATTGGGCTATTCACCTGCGGAGCCTCTCCTGGTTATTCCCAGAACTGAAGGCGGATATGTGGTGATTGAAGGGAACCGGCGCTTGGCTGCGTTGAAACTTTTGGCTAATCCGGATATAGCTCCAGTGAGATCGGCGGCTGTCAAAAAGGCTGTGGCAGAAGCTGAAAAGAAGCCGAGCAAGATTCCTGCGCTTGTATACCAACGCAGGGAGGATATTCTCTGGTATTTGGGGTACAGGCATATTACTGGCACAAAGTCTTGGGGAGCCCAGCAAAAGGCCCAGTATATGAAGCAGCTGATGGATGATTATGTTTCACATGGCGGGTTGTCCAAAGAAGATGCTCTTAAAGCAGCCACACGGGCTGTGTCCACAAAATACGACTATGCCAAACGGATTATCCAAACACTACGCCTCTGCGAGCTTGCCAAGGACGAAGGGATTATCGATAAACTTAAACTGGATTCTGATGATATTGAATTTTCCGTTTTGGCTACGGGGCTTTCGTATGCCGGCATAGTGGATTATTTGAAGGAAAACCCTGCACAGGATTTGGATCATGGCAACGACTTTACTCTGCAGAATATTTCTCTTGAAAAGTTGCAAGACGTGATTGATTGGCTTTTTTCCCGAAGAAATGAATCAGGTACGAAACGCGTTTCTGATTCGCGCAAACTTGGCACATTTTCAAAAATCCTGCAAAATAAGGAAGCTTTGAGGCAATTTAGGGATGGAGCTTCTTTGGAAACCGCTTCTGTGCTAACCGATGAGCCTGATGAAATACTTTCTAAATCAATCAACTGTGCGCATGCAAACATCAAAACTGCCAATTCAGTTTATATGGATGCTAAAGATTGTGATGAAGGAGATATAAAATTATTGGAGTCCATTCGCATATATGCCAGCGCTATCCGTAATGGCATTCAGCAAAAGCTTGATCAACTGGACGATTAGGAGAAAAGCAAAAAATGCTTAAAGATTCGCCATCCATAGGTTGCCAGTCGCAAAGGGCTTATCTAGTGGCTGATTATGCAGAACGAGCCTGTTTAGCCAATGAAGATTTTGATGTGGATCTTGATAGCCTGTTTGCACGGCGGAATAATCACGATATTGAGAATGACATTGATGTTCCAAGTGAGGATGTTTCCGCTTGCGATGATAAAAGAGAAACGGAAGCAAGTGATATAGCGAATCTTCTTCGGAGCCGACAAGACAGACTCGGTGATTTATATCCTTTTAATATAACGGGAGACGAGCGAATCATATTTAAGCGAGATCCTTCAAAAACAGATATTTATGTTTTTTTTCTTCTCTGTAGCAGCTTTAATTATTTAGCAAAATCGGATCAAATTGCATTTGCCAATGAGTTTGAAAAGGTTTGTGTGGCAATTGTTCGGAAAATTTTCCCTCATTTTCAAACGGAAGGATTCGGAACTGCCTCAAGCAACAATATTTTGACAGAAAGCCATGTGTGGGACAGGTTCACATCCTTATGTGGTCGTCTAGGCACTAGTGTCAGGGGGGATGTTACGCCAAGAAGAACAAATTCTGGCGATTTTGGATTGGATATTGTTTCTTGGTTCCATGCCCATGAGCAAGAAAATGCTTCTCATATGCCTTGCATTTTCGCTCAATGCGCCTGTACAAGCGATGAAGCACAGATGATTGCAAAACAAAGCGACTATCAAAAAGCTACCGGGAAAATCGACCGACTAGCCCCGCCTTTGCTGCTGCATTTCACTCCGCATTGCTATCGGGGAACGGATGGGCAGTGGCACGACCCTTCCCAAATCAGAACAGCTTTTTTTGACCGCTTACGTCTTTTATTAACGATTCAATCATTGGAAATACATGAAAATGTTTTAGCTGGATTACCTCCAGCTATTCGAACGAAAATTGACATGGCTTGTAGCGATCATAATTTTTTACAAGGCAAATAACAAGCTGTCCATCACCTGAAAAATTATCTATATTAGATAGCAGATATGTCTAATCTTTCAGTCCTTTCCTTGTTTTCCGGTTGTGGCGGCTTTGATATTGGCGCCTTGTCATGGGGCTGCCTCGATGTCATATGGGCCAATGATATAGACGCTGCCGCCGCCCAAGCCTACAAACATATGGTGCCGTGTGGTGAATTTCATCATGGGGATGTTCAAAAGGTCCAATCTTTTCCAAAAGCCGATATACTGATAGGCTGCTACCCTTGTACGGGATTCAGCATGGGAGCCAGACGAAGAGCGAAAGGCATGGAAGAAAGAGATCTCATGTCGATCAAAGGAAATTTTCTCTACCAGGAATTTTTGCGGGCTCTGGATCAGGCCAACCCCAAATACTTCTTTGTGGAAAACGTCACAGGCATGGTCTCTGCAAAAAATGGATGGTTCTTCGAACAACAGAAACAAGGATTTAATGACAAGGGCTATACTGTCTATGTCGGAGGCATGTTTGGACCTGATTTTGGATTGGCTCAGTCAAGAAACCGTATTTTCATTGCTGGCGTACGTAAAGATATTGCCGAGCACTTCATATACCCAGGACCTTCCGTCACGCATGGAAAAGAAGGTTTACCCCCATACCGAACCATGAAAGAGGTTATTGGCGGGATGCCACTGATACCTAAAGGGGAATATTTAGATGAGTCCTTCCACGGCCATTATCTGACAAGACAGCGAAAGAGGGGATGGGGGCAACAGAGCTATACGATTGTGGCATCCGGATCGCATGTGACCTTACATCCTGCTGGTTCTCCCATGAAGGAAATAGGCAAAGACAAATGGATTCTTCAAGGCGATTTTAACCGTCGCTTATCATGGAGAGAATGTGCTAGACTACAAGGATTCGATGATTCAAAATTCCCAGAGATGCCTTTAAAGCATCTCTACAAAGTTATTGGAAATGCTGTTCCCCCTGCATTCGGAAGGGCTCTTGTCAAACCAGTTTTAGAATTTGAAGGCCTTTTAAAAAATAAATACTGAATTTATTCAAAAATTCGTTGAGTTAATGTGCTCGGATTCTCCAAAAAAGAAGAAATTTCACATTCCCATATAATAACAGCTTTCCACCCTTTTTCTTTTAGAAACAGAACATTTCTCTCATCTCGGCATATATTCCTTTCCAATTTTAATCTCCAATACTCAGTATTGCTTTTAGGCTGGTGGGCTTGTTTGCAACCGGGATGTTGATGCCAAAAACAGCCATGAACAAAAATAACTGTTTTGTACTTTGGCAGTACGATATCGGGGTTTCCAGGAAGATCCCGACGATGAATCCTAAACCGAAAACCAGAACGATGGAGAAGCGATCTAATTAATAGTTCCGGCTTAGTATTCTTGCCACGGATATGCGACATAATCTCGCTTCTTTTTTTCGGATCTACCGTATCCATAATATTTTTCCCACTATCTCATAGGACAGGCGTAGAAGGCCATTAAAAAATCAGATGGAACCTGGGAATATTAACAGCCCCTGACTCCATTCAGGGGCTGCCTCTATCGGAGCAGCTCCTTTTTATTGAACAAAGCCTCCCCTTTTTTAATAACAATTCTAGTACGAATTTTCACATAATGATACCGAAACAATGATTTAGGAGTTGCTTATTCTGAGAAGAGAGGCTATCATTCGGCCTCTTTCGTTAGAATGCTTCGCCCTTTGGCCTCCGGGCCAGGGGCTTTTATTTTCTTTTGATATATGTCTTATTTCCGTTCTTGTTAATGTAGTACCTTCCTCCACGCGGCCCCGTGTAAATAATGCGCCCTTTGGAATCGGTACTCGTGCTTGGGGAAAACACATGATGATAGATGGAATTATGCCTGGCACTCGAATATGATCTTCGAGGGGAAGGAGATGTCTTTACTGGCCCAGGAAAAGGATCATAAGTCAGTTCAGACTTCCTGACTTTCACCTTGGGCATCTTCCAGCACAGACCGCAATAATCTGCCGTTCCAAGATTATTAAACGCTCCCATCCCCACACCATAATACCGACATCCGGGAAGGTGTGTTTTACCTGTTGAGCTGATCCAATAAGTAACTATCTTTTTATTATCCTGGGAAGGCTCCTTACCTCTCTCTCCTTCTCTCCATTCCCAAGGGGGAATCGCATTCGCCTCTGCCCATAATCCTTTCTGCGCCTTCTTCGCTGAAACTTCAAACCTCTCAAGCTCCCGGCTATCGAAATATTTTTTGTCGTACCATGCCCACCCCTCTTTGACCATTTCATAATTCACGAACGTCCCCCCATACAATACCAGCCCCAAAATAACTCCGTTCTTGTCACGCCCCGAATATTGAACCGTGACCATTTCACCCCATATCAACTTCTCCAAAAAATATTTAGCCCCGCTGTAGCCATACTGCCCTTTTTCAGGAGCATCAACTCCCTTCAAACGAACTCTGTAAGCTTGTTTTTGTTCGGGCGTCTTCTCCAAAACAGTAATTGTATCGCCATTAATCACATTGATGACAAAGCCCCTAAAGCTTTCACCATAAGAAATGCAAATGCTGGCTAAAAAGAAAAATAGCAACCTCACGGAAAAGGCGATACCACGGCCCCCTCTAACAAACAACGATAAACTACAGGTGAAAAATGTAAATAAATGTTGGAAATAATCCCTTCATAATGCTTTTGAAAGAGTTAAGCAAATTATTTACAACTCTCTTTATTTCATGGTATTATGAATTCGCATGAAACTATTCTCTCTCATTTTAGCTGTTATTTCCCTCACTTCATTCTCGGAGGCGCACCCTGGCGGCTTGGACGCCAACGGCGGTCACTACAACCGCAAAACAGGGGAGTACCACTACCACCGGAAACCGGCAGCCAAACCGGTAGCGGAAGAAAAAGCGTACTGGATCAGCTCAACGGGCAAGACCCATAATAAAAACTGCCGGTACTACCGGGCTTGCAAAGGGCGAGCCAGCGATACACCCAGCGGTGTGAACTGCAAGATTTGTGGAGGAGCCTCGAAATAATAATACTATGCCGGACAAAAACGGGATTATCCTGAATCTTATTAAAAACTATCTTATTGTTGGTAGTGTATGCTTACTTATTGGGGGAGGTGTAGGCATGCTCATAGGAAGATCAACTATCCAACCTGCAGCAAACACTACTACAGAAAAAATCGTTCAAAACAAAGTAAAGAAAACAAAACCTATTCCTAAGAAAAACAGTATTCCTGAAGAGCTAAATACTCCTAAGTTAAAAGAACTTTATATCAAAGCATCTAAAGGAGACCCCGAAGCACAATGTCTACTTGGAGATGTTTATTATGATGGCGAAGAAGTGGAGCAAAATGCACCTCGCTCTGTATCATGGTACAAAAAAGCTGCAAATCAGAATCATGCAGAGGCGCAATATTGTTTAGGATGGCATTATTTAAAAGGGTTAGGAATTCGAAGAGATGACGATGAGGCATTTAAATGGCACAAAAAGGCAGCAGAACAGGGGCATGTAAAATCTCAATATTTGGTAGCATTTGCATATGAAGTTGGTACTGATTTTGGTGCATCATTACCAAAAAATGAGAAAGAGGCTGTAAAATGGTACAGGAAAGCTGCGGAACAAGGTCATGCAGACGCAATGATTTGCCTTGCCCGTCATTTCATGGATGGAGAAGGAATTGAAAAAAGCTATGAAGAAGCAGAAAGGTGGTTATTAAAGGTTAAACAGAAAGGGAAAGAAGAAGAGGTCAAAGAAGCTTTACAGGATTTAGAAAACAGAAAAGAAGAAGACAAAAGAGCAGAAGAAATGAACCGTTCTTTGGAAGATATGAATAAAAATTTAGAGAAGTTGGAAACTATCCGCCAGTAGATGGACACATCTTCTGGGTTGCAAGCCGCAAATAACTAAAAAGTGAGTTTTCTAGCCGCTTCCTTACTGTGTTCGTCTCGGAGGTGTCCATATACCTTCATAGCCAATGCTCCGCCGTCACGATGCCCTAGCCATTTAGCCACCGTAGGAATATCAATGCCTGCCTCAATGCAGGACGTGGCGAAGAAATGCCGTAAATCGTGAATCCGGACGTGAGGCAGTCCAAGCCTGATACACGCGTTTGTAAGGGCCTTTCGGGGGCTTTCTATGGAAAATACCGGGTCATCTGGGCTATTCCCCCGCCTTTCTCTTCGGAGGCTTTCTATCACCTCCGCCAGAGATGCGTTAATGTACAGGGTCCGGCGTGAGGTGGCATGTTTGATATCAGGCACGGAAATGGACTCTTTCCCGATATCTCCCCACACCAAGCGCCGGACTTCCTCAATACGTAACCCTGAATAAGCCAGGAAAGCGATCATATCCGCCGCTTCGGAATATAGCCCCTTCTTTTGCCACTTCCTTAATATAGGGGCTTTTTTCACTTCCTCAACGATTCTTCGGAAATCTTCTTTTTCCGGAACGTTAAGATTTGAACTCCTCAAAGTCATCCGTTCAAGCTTGGCTGCTGGATTGCTCTTGATACTTCCTGCTTCCTGAAGCATGGAAAAAACATTTTTCACAACAGCGAGTGTTCCGTTTGCTGTTCGTGCAGACACAGACAACGCATCTTTTTTCCACCAAGCCCGGCACATTTGTTCCGTGATGGCCTCTGCTGCAATATCACGAGCAACAAGCTTTTTAGCGCGGCTGGAAAAGAACTTGATGGATTCTACAGCGGCCGGCTTCAAATGGGGGCGCATTTCCTGCCGCTGGACGTACATATCAACCGCCAAATACCAAGACACGGATTCCACGGGTAATTCATCCCTCCCTTGCTCCGCCAGGAACCCGGCCAGCCTGGAAAGGGCTTCCGTCAACACGCGCGTTTTAAGAGATTTTTTCACCGTTTTTCTTCCGGTATCAATTCGGGCATAGAAAATTTCCGACTCTTTTGACCGATACAAGTTCGGATAATCCGTCGCAACAAGGGTGTTTTTCATACTTCCAAGCAT